ATAACAGGTGCATAAAATAAATTAACTACTTCGTCTTCTGTAACATCTGCTATAAAATATTCATCGGTGCAGAAATAAAAGTTTTCAAAAGTTTCAAAGAATCTATATGTAAGCGATGGTGTGTCAGGATTATAAGCACGGGATGCAAGCATGTACATAGCCTCTTGGCCTGCAAAGTCTGGAATAAGTATATTAGTAATACCGACAGTTGGTTGAACAACAAAGTTACGTCCTTCTTCGTTTTCAATTGGAATACTCGCCGTTTGGTATGGCTTAATTCTATTCGTGCCTTCTATAAAATAATTTTTATCGCTAGAAAGTCTTCCAAAATACTTGTTAAAAACTTTTTGCGCGGCAAACGATATTGAAGTTTTATATCCTTCAGTAATGTTAGTATTTGTTGAAGCAAAAAATGACGCCCTAGACATAAAATGCAAGTTATATGTCACAGAGTCACTGCTTGCAGAAGGACTAATATCTGATATTTTCCATACATGAGCAACAAGTGAAACTTTATATTCGCCTTGGTCAAATGTAGTAATATCTAATTCTAAAGTTTCTTCTCCGCGTATCGGTAAACCATCGAGCACGCCAGCACCATCTAAAATGGTTAATACACCACTGTAGCTGGTTGAAAACATAGATTGGAATAGTTCAAAACCACCGACGAAGTTTGAAGTAATATCTCTACTCGTTGTTCCGTCATATGAGGTAATAATGCACTTAGAAATTTCGTATGCTGATGGGTTATGCTCTGCCATGTGTTAACTTTTAATTTTTCGTGAAAACTCTGTTGTAATCAATGGTAACATACCTTTATCAATTAAAAAGATTTCTCTTTTATTTTCATTATCATATAATTCTTGGTCATATACTTTCCAAGCTTTCCATTCATTTGGAATAATACGTTTAATAATAATTTTACGACCTTGTTCTGTACGTAAAATTACTCTGTCCTCTTTGCGCAAATAAATTGTTTGGAACGATTCCGGCGCTAGTTTAATGATGTCAACTGCCATTATGCTACCCTGTAATAATAGATAATGTTATCGCCATTATCTTCTCTTGTCCATTCCACTACCTCGTCTCCAACGCGACCAGATTGTTCACCATATTTCTCAATAAGGTAATTATTAAAATCTGCTTCTGCCATAGGCCATTGAAGATATGGATCTATAATATTGTTTGCCATATATACCAACCAAGTGTAGTCGGTAGATCCATAATAATAGTTTGCTATATCCTCAGGCCTTTCCCCTTCCCTAACAGTAAACGGTAAGTAAAGAGATGGATTGTCTGCAAATATCGAGGTAAAACTGTTTCTACGAGTAATGTCTTTAACACTATATCCCTCGTAATTAATCGTTGGAAAGTTTTCAAAATACTTCATCAGAATCCTCGCCCAGTTGCAGCTCTATTTAGAATATCAGCTTCCATATCATAAAGCGCGGTTGCCTCAGACTGTGCAGGTCTTTCAGCTCCAAAATCTTCAGCAGTCTGAATTTGCATTTCTTGCATTTGTAAAGAAATACTAACGCCCTGTGGTTTACCACCTTTCATAATACTAACTTGACCTCCAGCAGCGTAGTTCACAGTAATATTTTGAATCATAGATGGCTTAAATTGCATGAAATGATCTTTATTTACGCCAATTAAATACGCGGAACAAATATGTGGATACCTTAAAAATGCTCGAGCAATTGATGTCGCGCCTGACCCAATATCTTCTGTAACCGGTAACGCAAATCTTTTGAATGCGTTAGTAATTTCTCTAATTCTTTCAGAATCATCTTGGTTACTTGGATATAAATCCCAATCAAATTGGTGAGATCTAAGTTGTACGCCTTCAAAATTAAGTGTTTCTCTTGGGTTAAGTGTTTGACCTGTAGCCAAGTTAATACTAGGAGCAATTGAGTCTCCAATACCCAACGGCATTTTTCTTAATAAGTATTGTGCGATAGTTGCAGCATCATATGTACTAGTTTTTGCAATTCCCTCGGCAACACTATTAATGGCGCTTCCGAGCCCGGTGCTGGAACCACTCGCCATTGCTTTGGCGACATCAGCACCACCTGACTGAAGTAATCCAGGAATATCACTTAAATTAGAATTGCCTCCCTGCGCAAAATTATTAAGCGCGGTAGCTGCAGATTCCATAAGTGGATCTCTTGACATGTTATTAACAATTAGACCTGTGGTATCTACTAACTGTTTTGGAAACGGCAATTCGATAGTTTTTGTACTTCGTAAAGAAATACCTGATTGCCGAGAAGAGCCTGCTCTTGACCGATTAGATCCTGTTGTTTGTAATCTATTAAACGTTCCGTTTGAAAAATCTTCATAGGAATATCTTTTGAAAACAAGTAACATTGTATGTGGTTGCGGTTTATCTGGAAACCTTAAAATGCCTGAGCCACTTGCAGAAAGTTCTTCTGCTCTATAGTATTCAGGTCTTCTTGTGCGCTGTCTACCGAACATTTGTTTTACCGTTGCCTTTGGGTTATAAATAGGTTATAAGACTATTTATAACAGATTATGAGGTGTCGCTTGGCTTATAGTGGAAGGTTTAAACCAAAAAATCCACGAAAATACAAAGGAGACCCGACTAAGATTATTTATCGGTCTATGTGGGAGTTTAAATTTTTTAGGTATTTAGATACCCATCCTGATGTAGTTTGGTGGCAAAGTGAAGAAGTGATTGTTCCTTATTATTCACCAGTTGACGGTAAGAGACATAGATATTATCCAGATGTTGTGGTGAATAGAAAAATTCCTAGCGGAGGAACTAAAACGTTAATGATAGAAATTAAACCCAAGCACCAGACGAAACCACCCGATCGTTCTAAAATGAAAACAGATAAAGGTAGAATATCTCGCAGATATTTAAACGAGGTTAAAACTTGGGGTGTAAACGAAGCTAAGTGGAAAGCAGCCAGAGCATTTTGTGTTCAACGTGGCTGGGATTTTGATATATACACAGAAGACCAATTAGGAATTAAATAAATGGCTAAAGTATTTGATGATATATTACTTAAAGGTATCAGAACCGGTCAGGTTCCTGGTCGTACTCAGGACGCGCGTGAATGGTATAGAAACCAAGCTAAAGCATTACCAAAGAGAAACCAAACAGATAGGCTAATACGCGAACTTAGAACAGATCAAAATAGACGACAAGACGCGCGGTTTTTATTAGGTAATATGTACTTATTTGCATATGATCCAAAACATAAAGACACATTACCATATTATGACCGCTTTCCACTGATATTTCCTATAAATAAAGCAAAGGGTGGTTTTCTTGGAATTAACTTACATTATTTACCACCTCCGTTTAGAGCAAAATTAATGGATGAATTATATACTGTAATGAATAATAAAGCGTTTAATGATACAACAAGATTAACTGCAAACTATAAAATACTTAATAGTACTACTAAGTTTAGGCATTTTAAACCTTGTATTAAGCATTATTTAACCGCGCATGTGAGATCAAAACCAGCTTATATTAATCCAACTGAATGGGATGTGGCTTTGTTCTTGCCAACACAAAAATTTGTCGGGGCGACCGCGACCCAGGTTTATGCCGACTCTAGAAAAATTATAAGAGGTATGTAATGCCATTTAGTATTAATGAATTTAAATCACAGATGGATTGGTTCGGAGGACCCGCCAAAGGTTCTCTATTTCAGGTTCAAATATCTGGTGCTAAAGCTACCTCACGAGCTAACGAAAGAGATATGTTATTCTTTTGTAAAAACGCTACTATTCCTGGCATGTTATTTAACAGTGTTGAAAACCAACAAGTAGGTCAAATGAGAAGAATGATGCCAACCGGGTTTCAATCAGAACCCGTTCAATCAATTTTTATGTTAGATTCTTCTAGTCAAGTATTAAGTTTTTTCCATTCGTGGGCTCAGCAAATTGTAAATTATAGTACAGCAGCAGGCCCGTTTGGAGAAGTCGATGGTATGTTACCGTTTGAAATTAACTATAAAGACGAGTATGCTTGCACCGTTGCTATTAGGCATTATTCGGCTAATTACCAAACATCTGGATCGTATTATGAAGTGGTATTACATAACGCGTTTCCAATTCAAATCGGTGACGTGGATTTAGCTTGGGAAAACAATGACCAATATTCAGTATTACCAGTTAGTTTTCAATATGACAGAATTGAATATGCTGGAGAAAAAATAGGATCACCTACCGCGCCATTTGGAAGAGGCAACGGCTTACTTGGTTTAATTAATCAGGTTGGAGCCATTGGCCAGTTTATTGGTCAAGATTTAGTTCCTCGTTCAATCACAGATGCGGTTAACAAATATACTCGTGTTACAAATACATGGGATAGAACAATTAATGAACTCCGAAGAGTTTTTTAGATAATGAGGAGAATATATAATGGGATTACCTAAAATTGACTTACCAATTTTTGAGGGTGTTTTACCATCTTCCGGTGAAACATTTAAATACAGACAATACACAGTTAAAGAAGAAAAAA